CGACCTAAAGAGGATTGAAAGCAAGTAAAGCAGACCGTGCATGTTAGGTGTGTGTGATTGTGAATAGCGTTAGATCAGTTGCCGAGCTGATTCTGTCGAAAACTAAAGGCAAGGGTGTGGCAGATCACCACATCCTTTTTTTAATGCGCCATTAGCTCAACTGGAAAGAGCATGGGTTTTCTATACCAATGGTTGTGGGTTCGAATCCTACATGGCGTGCCAAAATCAAAATACTATTTCAAGCTAGCAAAATACTATTTTAAATGCTCAAAATAATATTGACAGTTTGGTTTTTAATTCCCTCGAATTCGATACCTTTAAAACTACAAATATCGGACTAAGAATTTGCTTGATCATTGCTTGATTAACCAGGAAGGAATCTTGCTTAGTTCGACAAAGTTAATGACATTATTTCAGCAACAAATATCATAAATTTATGTTTTATAAGTGAAAATAACTGACATTTCTTGCGACATGATTGCTTGATTGTCCAGGAGTAAAATCATGCTTAGATTACTGATGTGTTTATTCGGCCTACACGGTGCGACTGAGATCGATTACACGATTGATGATGAAGAAATCAAAGTGTGTCGGGATTGTTTGAAAGAAGTTGAATAACAACCACTCAAGCAAAGAGCTGTTTCATAAAGCTGTAATATTTAAGCAATATAGTTGCTCTGCAAAAGAAGAAAGACGTTGTGACGCAAGTCAAGCCCGTTTAATTGGAGAGAGTTAAACGGGTTTTTTATTGAAATATATTGCTATTTTCCTTTTGTCGAACGTATTACGACTCAAACCCCGTCATTAATTTGTCGGGGTTTTTCTTTTCTTATTGGTGGTACCTATGACAGACAAAGTACAAGCTAAACAAGACTTAGAATTTTGCAGTACTGAGCTGTCTAAGTATCAGAATCTCAGCAGATCTGGATTGACGCGTCATCAAATGATGGTAATCGATGAAATTATAATTAAGCTGAAAGAACGCATTAATAATTTACGGTTCACTTTGTATGGATGAAAAGGCTTATAAACTTTTCACCCAAAAAATCCCGCCAAAAAAGAAATCGCGTGTCAGACCCCTACCCAAAGCTGGTGAAAAATACTTAGAAGCATTCGATCGATTAAAAGAAATCTTGGATCGGATGGAAATCAAATACGAAGAATATTTTCATTTTAAAAGTACTAAGCACTGGCGTTTCGATTTGCACCTGGTTGGCTATCTCACATTAATTGAAATTGCTGGTGGGCCTTGGTCTGGTGGTCGAAAAGGTAAGTTGGCCACAAAAGCTTGGAGTATGGATCGCTATGACCATGCTGAAGAAATGGGTTACCGCTATCAGCGTTTTGAAGTCAATGATATCAACATGGGCCGTGCAACGGCATGGCTGAGAAATTTAAAGGCATCTTATGGAACAGTTCAGACCATTCCCGCCGACGGAGCTGATTGATCAGGCTGAGGAAGAGGAGGCTATTCGTTTGGCACCAGCACCAGAGCTTAAAGAATGGGTCGTGAATAACTGGCTTACTCTCGGTGGTGAACTACATAACCCGGATCATGATCATATTGCTGAATTACTGCATAACAATGAAGAGTTCCTTGCATTCGCATGGGCTTCATCTGCCGCCGTAGCGAAAAAGCGTATGGTACTGGGTCAATGTGAAAAGGTGATGTTTAACGTGGGCGGCTGGAAGAAAGCACGCCAGGAACAGCAGATGCGGGACTGGTTCGGCTTTGTGCCTCAATACCTGATTACTGTGGATGCTGCTTTCTGTGAGCAAGCCTCAGATCGTGAGTTCTGCCGTTTGATTGAGCATGAGCTGTATCACATCGGTGTAGAGCGTGATGAAGATGGTGAAATCATTTATAGCGATATGACTGGTTTACCTAAGCATTACCTGGCTGGCCATGACGTTGAAGTTTTCTTTGGTGAGACCAAACGATGGGGCGCAGATGAGTCTGTAAAACGGCTTTTGGAAATTGCCAAGAATGCGCCGTTTGTATCTGAAACGAATATTGCAGCATGTTGTGGGAACTGTGTGATTAATTAAAATGGGATCAGATTTTAGCTTTACTTTATTTCATTTTTTTGTAGATTTGATCTAAAGGAGGGCACGTATGGCTACATATAAACAAATTCAAGAATTCCTTACTGAAAAACATGGGCGTACTTTTAAAAGTTGCTGGATAGCAGATATTAAAAATCAGCATGGTTTAACTAAAAGGCAAGCACCTAATAGGTATGATCCAGATAACCGTGTTCATCCTTGTCCTGAAGAACATAAGGGTAAGGTTGAAGAAGCATTGAGGCATTTTGAAATGATTTAAAAAAGCTCCCCGATTAAAGGGGATTTTTTTTGCCTACTTTGCATGACGTAGCATGACAAAAGGGGGATTTATGGCAGCACTTAAAGAGCCTGTAAAAATATTTATCGTTCAAGCTCTTGCATGCCGTGATACCCCTCAAGAAGTTGCGGAGTTGGTCAAGCAAGAGTTCAATATTGAAATTGATCGCCGTCAGTGTGAAAACTATGACCCGACTAAATATGCAGGTCGCAATCTCGGGAAAAAACTTGCAGATCTATTCAACCAGACTCGTAAGAAATTTGATGAAGGTTTGATAGATATTCCAATTGCTAGTAAGTATTACCGGCTTAAGCAATATCAGAAGCAACTTGAAAAAACCAAGAATGCAAAATTAGCACTCAAGATTCTTGAACAGGCTGCTAAAGATGTAGGTGGTCAATTCACTAACCGACAAGAAATTACCGGTAAGGACGGCGAAGCATTACAAACAACAGTTGTGCACGCTACCCAAGACCAAGTTGAAGCTGCTGTAAAGAAGGCCCAAGAGGAATACTAAATGGATCTGCAAACACAGGTTGAAAAGAAGCTGTGTGAAGATGAGCATTTATATTTCACCCGGCGTTTCTTTAAGCCCCGAATGGGCTTCAAATTTACGGTGAACTGGCACCATGTTTATATCTCTTGGATCATTGATCAGGTGATAGCTGGTGAGATTGCGAACGTAGTTATCAATGTTCCACCAGGGGCCGGAAAAACTGAACTGACCACCAACCTAATTCCACGCGGCTTAGCCTTAAATGCCCGTTCCCGGTTTCTGTATTTGTCATTCTCCCAATCATTGGTTGCACCCCATCTACATTACGGCGCAACAATCCTACCTAAGAATGGCCAATACATTACTTTTGCAGTGGGTGGTCAATATCGGAAAGTTAAGCAGTCGATTTTACCGCCTCGAACACAGTTAGGGATCAATGCAGAAGATGAAGCCATGGTTTTAGATATTGTCGGGAGTTTTATAGATGAGCACCTTCTTCGCGGTACGTGATGAGATTGCAGAAAAGCTGAAAGAAATTCCAGAACTTCTAAAGATCTATACGCCGTTAAACTCAGTCAGCGTAACAGAGATGTCACAAGTCACGCCATCTGCGCATGTCAATTTTGTCCGTATCGACAAGAAAGCCAGTGCAGGTCGTGGAAGTATCAATCAGATCGGTCAGCAATGGGCGGTTACGGTGGCATGTCGCAATGCTCAATCTCAAATGACCGATGGACGTGCTGTAAGTGATGAAGCGGGGCTTTTGACCGAGAAAGTAATTCAACTACTTTCCGGTTGGCAGCCTCAAGCATCACGCACGGCACTGGATTTCATATCGGTTCGGGATGGTTATAGTCCGGGCTTTGCATACATCACGATTATTTTTGAATCACAAAAATTCATTTAGGAGCCAGTCATGGTGAAACAATACAAGGCAACTCAGCCTGTCGGTCGCTTTAAAAAGGGCGATGTCGTTGGCGGATTGGGTGATGCACAAATCAAAAAATTACTGGCAGATGGTGTGATTCAGGAAGTACCTGAAACCAAAGCTGCTGCTCCAGCCAAGAAAACCACAGGGGATGAAAAGTAATGGCTAAATCAGATTTAATCTCGCTTCAAGGCGAGCTTCATTTGGCGAAGATGGTTAATAGTGTGCCATCTGCCTTATTGCCCGTTGGTAATACACCGGAATTGCAGATCGCAATCTCTAGTGAATCCACTGATCACTATGAAAGTAAAACCGGCCTCCGTGCTAAGGATGCGGTACTACGCAAACAAACTGCAGTGGCTATCTCTGGTACGCTTGAAGAAGTAACAAAGCAAAACTTAGCAATGGTCCTAAGTGGCAAATCAATCGAAATCCCTGAAACTCAGCTGACTGATATTACTCTGGGTGCTGTAGAAGCTGGCGCCATGATTGACTTAGGACATCGTAATTTAAGTGAAGTGGATTTTAAAGACAGCTCGGATGTTGCCATCACTTCAGATAAATATGTACTGGATGCTGTTTACGGCACAGTCATTTTTAATGAAGCTATTGTTGGTTCAGTTAAGTTTTCTGCCAAAGCCGGTGCTAAGACACGTACTACAATTGCAACTAACCTAGGTAATGAATATCGCTTGCTGTTTAAAGGCATTGATACTGTTACAGGCGATAAGGTGATCTTAACTTTATGGCGCGTCGAATTTTCGCCAGATACCGAGTTTGATCTAATTCATGAGGACTTCGGATCTTATTCAATTGAAGGTGAAGCACTGGCAGATATCTCTAAAGCTAATGATGAAGAGCTAAGTGTATTTGGTCATATTGAGCGTTTTAGCGTAGCTGCATAAACCCATAAACCATACAGGCACAAAGAAATCCACGGCGCATTAGCGTCTTTTTTTGTGCCTGCCTTATAGTAATAAGTCTTAAAACATTTAAGATGAAACTTAATAAATAGTAAAAAATAAAGATTATGTAATCTTTTGTTATTCTAATTTTCATCTGATGGGGATATAAAAGATATTCACTTCACGTTAAGAATAAAACTGCTATGACTAAAATAGAAATATTTGTCTCCATCCTAGCCGTAATAATTATTTCTACTATTATTTATCTTGTATGTCAGTAAGTTAGTAAGCTAAGAACCTCCTTCGGGAGGTTTTTGATAGATGGGATTTTTAAACTTGTTATCTAAAATTAATATTGAATGAGAGTCAAAATAGCTAAACACAACTTTACAAAGTTACCTTCCTAGGCGTTAGATAAATTTGAAAAGTGATGTAAAGTGACGCCCTTAACGCAAGGGGATATTATGAAAAATTTAGGCCTATTATTTTTTATTATGATTTTAGCGGGTTGCGGACACAGAGAATCTAACGGTCAGCAACCTGATCTAGAAACAATCAAGAAAGAACAGCTTGAATTTGCAAAAGAAGCCACTAAAGAATTCATTCCCAATCCTGATTCAGCTAAGTTCCGGAATCAAGTCGGGGATTGTGGGGAAGTTAGCTATAAGGAAGTAGGGGGCACAGATATTGATTTCCAGCGTTTCATTGTGCTTGAAAAGAATATAGTGCTTGTAGAAAATCAGATGGATCCAAAGCAATTTGAGCTTTCATGGAAAAGCTCCTGCACACCAAGTTGGAATAAATAATTATAAGGCCCTCATTTGAGTAATGCCAGTCAGTTAAGCAGACATTAGAAAAATGTAGTAAAAATGAGTGTATG